TGGACTAACATCAATTCACACAACCACAACAAAACACTTGATAAAGACAATACACGCCACTAATGTATTTAGTGCTGATACATCATTTAATTTATCATGGGTTGATACGTCAGCAACTGAAACTTTTCATATGGCTTTTAATGTGACAATCCCACAAGGTTCTAGTTTCCAAGCTTTAGATGGGACCTTTACCTTAGATAATAACGATTACATACAATCCAATAGTGGTAACGCTAACGCAATTGATTTATCAATATCATACATGGAGATTACAAATACCGAGGGTTAATATGAAAGCATTAGTAGTTTCAGGTGGTGGTAGTAAAGGGGCATTCGGTGGTGGTGTCGCACAATACCTTATTGAGGAACAACACAGAGACTATGATTTATTTATTGGTACTTCAACTGGAAGTTTATTGGTTCCCTTTTTGGCTATAAAAGAATTAGATAAATTAAAGGAAGCATATACAAATGTGACACAAGAAAAAATATTTAAGATTAATCCATTTAAAATTAAAAAAGATGTTAATGGGTCAACTAAAATTGGTATTGACTATCTTAATGTGTTATATAATGTTGTGTTCAGAAGGAAAAACGCTTTTGGTGACGCATCTAACCTAAGGAATTTAATTAATGAATTCATGACTGAACGTGATTTTGAAATCATAAAGTCATCTAATAAAGAAGTTTTATCCTGTGTTACTAATATGACTTTAGCACAAACCGAATACAAATCAATTAATAATTATGGTTGGAATGATTTTGGTGATTGGATGTTGGCTTCATCGACAGTACCCCCGTTTATGGAACCTGTCACTAAGGGTGGTTACGATTATGCAGATGGTGGTATTTTAGAAAGTATTCCACTACAAGAGGCTATTAATAGAGGAGCAACCGATATTGATGTTATTGTATTAAAAAAAGAATTTTCTTCATTAACACCTGAAAGAATTAGAAACCCATTTCATTATTTACTTCGTTCGTTGGATTTAATGATGAATGAAATATCTCGTGACGACATTCGTTTAGCTAATCTAAAAGCGGAATTAAAAGGTGATGTTAAGATTAACTTTTATTATACACCTAGAAAATTAACCAACAATGCATTAATCTTCAATAAAGATACAATGACCGAATGGTGGGAAGAAGGTTTTGAATCAGCTAAATCACAATTCTATAAATCATATGAATTAATTGGTAGACGTAAACCTAAACTAATATTTGATGGTACTATCGGACTAAACAGTTAATCCTCATTATAGATATCTTTGGGGTCAATACATTTGTCCCTAATCAACTTTTCAACAAAAGCGAACATCTTTAACCCATTTTCTTCACAATATTTTTTTAAAATCGTATGTGTTGCTGGTGTTATTTTCAAGTTTTTTATCCTTTTCATTAGTGTTTTCTTTATAAGTATGTCAAAAGGTAGAAACTTATCATACTAATTATTGAGTATTCTACTCAATAACAATTCTTTTGGGTTTATCGATTATATTTATTATTAAATAACTACTTAAAAAAAAAACAAATCAATGGCAGGTAAAATATTCGTATCACCAGGTGTATTCACTTCAGAAACAGATTTAACTTTTGTTGCACAACAAGTTGGTGTAACAACATTAGGTCTTGTGGGTGAAACCGTGAAAGGTCCAGCTTTCGAACCAATCTTCATATCAAAATATGATGAGTTCACAGCAATCTTCGGTGGGTTAAACGCAAAAAAGGATTCAAACAATAAACCAAGATATGAGTTATCTTACATCGCGAAACACTACTTAACTGAATCAAACCAATTATTCGTAACAAGAATTTTAGGGTTGAATGGTTATGATGCTGGTTCAGCGTGGATGTTAACAACAATAGCTAATTATGACCCAAGTACTATATCAGCTGGGGTATCATCAACTTTTACAGCATCATTTACTGGGTTAACTTATAATAACTTCGATAACGCTGATGCTAAATTTCTATATGATGAAGGCCTATTTCCAAATGGACCGACTTCGTCTGGTGTGGCTGTCCCAAATGATGTAACTACATACCCAGAAGGTATTGTGTTTGATAAAACTAGTGGTACAGCATTTACTGGTGTATCAGTAACAATGGGTATTGGATTAGGTGTAACTGGTGGAACTTCTGGTATTGTTAGTGGTACTGTTACTACATACACAGCGACAGCTTACACTGAGTATAACAATGTAGTGGTTGCTATGTTAAGGTCAAGAGCTGACCACGTTAGTGATGTACTTAAATTTAGAACTAACCCGACTACGGGTCTTAATATGGGTAACACAACATCATTATTAACTAACCCATTAGCCTCATTCACTTTATCAGCAACGACATCAGCAACGTCAGTTACAACAGAATATACGGTATCATTAGATTCAACATCAAGTAATTACATATCTGGTGTATTTGGTGTATCTTGTCAAGATAAATCAACTGGTGTGTTTGTTGAAGAAATTTATCCTGAAATGTTAGAGGATATGATTTCTAATAAATACATTTTAGGTATCAATGGTTCTGTTACACAAACAAATAACTTTGAAAATTACAAACAAGGATACCAAACACCTGAAACACCGTGGATAGTTTCTGAGTTACGTGGTTCTGAAGTTCAAAAACTTTTTAAATTAATATCTATTTCAGATGGTTCATCAGCTAATAAAGAAATTAAAGTATCTATACAAAACATTAGACCAAGTGATAAATCATTTGACGTTGTTGTAAGAGAATTTAATGATTTAGATGCTAGACCAACAATATTAGAAAGATTTAGTAAATGTAACATGGACATAACTTCTAACAACTACATCGCTAGAAGAATTGGTACCGCTGATGGTGAAAACGTATTAAGAAGTAAATATGTTATGGCTGTTGTTAATGAGAACGCTTCAATTGATATGTTCCCATCTGGTTATGAAGGATTTATTGTAAGAGATTACCCTGGTTCTATTCAAGCACCATACATCGATTACAAAACAACTTACAACCCAACAAACGAAAGAATTAAAAAAGTATACCTAGGTATTTCAGATACAACAGGTATTGACCAAACATTATTTAATTGGAAAGGTTATACTAACGATAATTCACCTAGTCAATGGTCGGCAACAACTAAAGGTTTCCATATGGATTCTGGAGCTACTGTCGCTGGTAATTACGCCGTTGGTAGTCTTGAATTTAGAAGTGAAGCTGGAATTGAAGGAACTGATTACGAATCAATATCCGCAAGAAAATTCACCCTAGCAATGCAACTAGGATGGGATGGTTGGGATTGTTACAGAACATCTAGAACAAACACTGATAAATATAAAGTTGGTAAACCTGGTTATATAGCTGGAACAAATGACGGACAATTTAAGTTAATTACTTCAACTGAGGGTACATCTGATTATTACGCTTACCTTGATGGTTTAGATACATTTAGAAACCCTGAATCGGTTAATATTAATATATTCGCAACACCAGGTATTGATTACACCGATAACTTAGGTTTAGTAAATGAAGCTATTGATTTAATTGAAGAAGATAGAGCTGATTCATTATATGTTTGTACAACCTCGGAAGGTGTTACTTATAACAATACGTCAAGTACAACTGGATTAGGGTTCTCAACATCTGACATCTCATCAACAACGGATATGGTTGATTTATTAGATATAGCTGACATCGACTCAAACTACACATGTACATATTGGCCATGGATACAAGAGAGAGATTCTGAAAACACAGTTAATGTTTGGTTACCACCAACATTAGAAGTGGTAAGAAACATTGCCTTAACAGACAACGTTGCTTTTCCATGGTTCGCTGTTGCTGGTTATTCAAGAGGTCTTACTAAAGCTATTCAACCAAGAGTTAAATTAACTGAGGATGATAGGGATACATTATACGAAGGTAGAATTAATCCAATGGCTTATTTCTCTGACGAAGGTACAATCATTTGGGGTAATAAAAACCTACAAGTTAAAGATTCATTGTTAGATAGAATTAACATAAGAAGATTGTTGTTACAAGCACGTAAATTAGTGTCAGCTGTAGCGGTAAGATTATTGTTCGAACAAAACGACCAAATCGTAAGAAGTCAATTCTTAAATTTAGTTAACCCAATTATGGATAACATTAGAAAAGAAAGAGGTCTTGTTGACTTTAGAGTAGTACTTTCTGATGACCCTGAGGAAATAGATAGAAATGAAATGAGGGGTAAAATCTTCTTGAAACCAATTCCAACATTGGAGTTCATCGAGGTTGAATTTAATGTAACCCCAACAGGTGCATCATTTGATAACATCTAAAATAAAATAACAATTAACCCGTGGTTGGAAGACCATGGGTTTTTTCTAGAATTATAACATATTTATTATACAAAAGACAACTATGGGTAAAATTATAAAAAAAGGTGACATCACTAACCTTATTGAATCTACAATGAGAGAAGCTGGTTTGTTAAAAGAAGAAAAATTAACTGGTAAACAAGGTAAGTTAGATGTAAATAGTAATGGTAAGATTGACGCGACAGACTTTAAAAAACTTAGAAAAGGTAATGATAAAGAACTTGATGAAAACGTTGTTAGACATGTGGTTAATTCTCATGAGGAAATGATGGATATGGGTAAGGGTACACTATGGAGTCTAATAACAAAAGATGAAAAAGCACAGTACGACCAATTTGTTGATAAGTTTGGACAGATTGTTATTTACAAAAATGGTGATAAAAAAGTTGCTTGTGTTGGTGGTAATTGTTATAAAGACAATGATTACGATGTATCACGAGTAGAAGCAGCACAATATTTAGGTATCGATTCATTAGATGTGTTAGATGTTGATAATGGTATTGACCCTGTCAATGAATCAACAAACAGATTAGCTAACCAAGCGTCTAAACATAATATAATTAGTGAAAACCTTAAAAAAGATTTAGCCTCATTCAATAAAATAATTAACTACAAATACTAATACATAAAAAAAATGGCAACAAGATACAAAGTAACAAAAGAACAAGTTGAGAAGTTGGTTGAAAACTTCGTAACAGAAGCTGCAGCTTCTGAAGCAACAAAACACTTAAATGGTTCCGAAGGTGGAGTTATGGTTGAAAAAAGACCTAATAGTGGTGGAACACCACCTAAGAAGGATTTTGGTCGTAATGACGCAAAGAAACATTCAGCTGAAGCTAAGAAACATGTAAGTGGTTCTGTAAGTGGTGACATGGTAGATGAAAGACAAAACACACCAAAAGCTAGTGAAGTTAACCCAGGTAGTAAAAAAGAAAAAAAGACACAACCTAGAGATGTTAAAAAACATATAAGTGGTTCGGTATCTGAAAACTTAGAAGAAGGTATATTTAGTAGAAAACCTAAAAGTGATGAAGAAGCTCGTGAAAAAGGAATTGAATTCGCAAAGAAAAACCCAAGTAAAATAAAAGTTCATAATCTGCTAAAAAGTAAGGAACAAAAAACAAAATTTTTAATATTCTTAGGTTATAACCCTGGTACAGCTTACCAAACATGGGATGTTAATGCAACCGCTCCTGATGGTTCACAAGGATATTTTGTTGACTCTACACAATACAGTGGTCAAGGTTCAGGTGGTAACGCTGGTATGGCAGAAGGTATATTTAGTAGAAAACCTAAAAGTGATGAAGAAGCTCGTGAAAAAGGAATTGAATTCGCAAAGAAAAACCCAAGTAAAATAAAAGTTCATAATTCTTTAAAAAGTAAGGAACAAAAAACAAAATTTTTAATATTCTTAGGTTATAACCCTGGTACAGCTTACCAAACATGGGATGTTAATGCAACCGCTCCTGATGGTTCACAAGGATATTTTGTTGACTCTACACAATACAGTGGTCAAGGTTCAGGTGGTAACGTTGGTATGGCTTCATAACACAAAAAATAACTATTTAAAAAGGATACAATTTATTGTATCCTTTTTTTATGCCTTCAATACACCTAATTCTTTTTCATTTAAACTACCCACACCATGTTCAATAATCTTATCTAAAATCATATCTTTAGTGACATATACATTAATAAAATTATTCACAAGTTCTGAAAACTCATCAACAAAGTCATCGTGAATTGAAAACTGAGATAATAAGTCGTCAGTATCACTACTTAACATTAAATTAGTAAATGAACTTGTTACATCTTTTTTATCAAATATTGTGTACCCCTCAGATTCAAGAGTGTCTTTAACTGCGGACACTATCGAGGATTCACCAATAACATATATAAAATCATGTGTATCACCTTCCTCAAAAATTAGGTGATTATTCATATTATAGTTAAACAATTCACAAGTACTATCCAATTTATATGAAAGTTTATGAAACATTTCAACATCTAATGTTAATTTATTTATTTTAATTCTAACTACCATGATTTTATATTATTAACTATTAACACATAACCTCATCTAATATAGTAACTTTTTATCGATAAAACAAATTTTTAAACATATATTTCGTATATTTATAGAAAAAAGAATTCTTATGAAAAAATTAGTTATTAAAGAGTCACAATATGAAACTATTAAAAAACACCTTAATGAGGTTGTTAATAGGTCATACATATTTGATTGGGATGATAATATCTTATTTATGCCAACTAAGATAAAGATGGATAAACAAATTGGTGGTAAATGGTCACCGATTGATGTGTCAACAGAAGAGTTTGCACAAATAAGAACAAGTCCGAATTATCGATTAAGAAACGAAGACCCAAATGTTGCTTTTGAAGACTTCCGATTAACTAATTCATTTTTAGATGACACTGTTGAAGCTATTAGAGATAAAAAGTATGCACCAAGTTTCGAAAAATTTAAGGAATCGTTAATCTATGGTAATAGATTTGCTATTAATACAGCAAGGGGTCATAAACCTGAAGCACTTAAACAAGGTGTTAAAATTTTCATTGATTTGGTCTTATCTGATGAAGAAGAAGAAATTATGGTAAATAATGTTCGTAAAAATATACCACAAGATGTTCAGGGTTATCGAAGTTTAAAAGCTGGTAGATTAAACAGTGACCAAATTATCGATTTGTATTTGGAAGAGTTTGGTGAGTATTACCCTGTATCCTCTGAAGAATTCGGAAAAAGGTTCGGTTTGGATACATCAGGTGGAGCTGCTAACCCCGAACACTCTAAAAAAGTTGCTATAGAACATTTCACTAAAAAAGTGATACGTAACGTACAAAAATTAGTTGACCAAGGGTATTATTCAAAAGTTTCCATTGGGTTCTCTGATGATGATATTAGGAACGTTAGGGCATCAGAAGAGTTTATACAGAATGAACTAAGACACATGTATCCACAAATCCACTTCGTTGTTTATGATACATCCGAAGGTGGTAATAAAAAATTAGTTATACAAAGAAGTTAATGAGAAGTTTAATAAAAAAAATATTAAAAGAAAGTGATTTTGAATGGGTTGAAGATGCCATCAAATCTGATAGACATGATTTTTTAATGTCCCATTTGGGTGATATAGATAAATCAAACCCATACGCAATAAAACAAACATTAATGAATAGACATGGTGTAACCAAGGATGAGGTTCTAAAATTATTGGCCGACAAACACCAACCGAACGAAAAATTTAAACACAAATATAATGAGGATATCACATATTGGGTACCTGAGAATTCTTCTTCGACTTTTAAATTTACATACCCACCAAGAGAAAACACATTAACAAAAAAATTTATCGATTGGGTTTATCAAAATGAGGGTGGGACTAAAAGAGATTTTTACACCCAAGTTCTTGGTCGACAAAATAAAAGTGGTAATAACACACATTTTTTTGGGTCGATAAAGGATTCTGGAATTGTTAAAACTGAAAGAGGACCAAACGGTGTTGCAAGGTATTACATTGGTGATAACTATGATGCGTGGATAAATGGTAAATTAAAAAGATATATGGGTATCAATATACCTTTGACTAAATGGTAAATTAAAAAACACTTATGAAAAATTTAATTAAAAAAATACTAAAAGAGAATGACTTTCAATGGATTACTGATACACCATTTGAGGAAACAGTTAATAATAAAAATGCTGACCTAGGTACCAAAGTTAAACTAGCCCAACGTTCTAAATATCATAAACAAGCCCCTGGACTTACGGGTACAATTGTTGGATACCCATATATAAATGATAATGATGATGGTTGGTGGGTGATGGTTGATTTTAGTCACAGTGATGATACAATACTTAACTCTTATAGAATAGGTCCTGTTGAATATGACCTTGAGACAGTGGTTAGTTAAATTAAATTAAATAATAAAAAAAAATGGGAGATAATTAATTATCTCCCATTTTTTGTGTTTGTTACACTTACTTTGTTGGTCTAATCACTTCATCGATAATTCCATAAGTAACGGCTTCCTCAGCGTTTAACCATAAATCTCTTGAAGCGTCATTAGCAACCTCTTCCCAAGACTTACCTGAATACTCACCTAATAAAACAAATAATTCCTTATTAACTTTTTTCCATTCCTTCCATGTGATTTCAGCATCTTGAATATTACCCTGAACACCACCACTAGATTGGTGTAACATCGTTCGTGAGTGTCTTAACGAACTTCTCATCCCCTTAGTTCCAGCTCCTAACAATACAGAACCCATGGATGCCGCCATCCCCGTGTTGATTGTTTGAATAGGTGCTTTACATAATTCCATACTATCTACCATTGATAACCCAGCTTTAACTGAACCACCTGGTGAGTCAATATGCATTGTTATCGCCTTTTTAGGGTCTTGGTCGGACAAGAAAAGTAACTGAGCTTGAACGATGATTGACATTCTGTCATCGACTGGTCCAGCTACCCACAATATTCTATCCATCATTAATCGGTCAAAAACTGACATAGCTACCACATTTAATTTTCTCTCCTCAATAATGGTTGGGGTTACTGACGCCTCAATTACCATAGGTAGTTCAGCTCTTAAACTTTGATACCCATGGATGATTGAATCGTGGATTCCTAAATGTTTTTTTGCGTAATGATTAAATTCGTTATTCATATATTTTTATTTAATTAATTAACTCCTTACAAACATAATAATAGTAAATCGATTAGTCAAATAAATTATACGAAATAAAAGTAAATAATGTGTTAAGACAACCAAACCCATTTCTTATTTCCACAGTCATATATACGATTAATACCTCTATCCACCATTATTTGTCGTTCAGTCTTATTTGAATCATACCCACACTTAACTAACACATCTTTACGGTATTTGAATCTATTTTCACGTTTTAATTTATCTGTTATGTAGTAATAGTTAGGTGTTGTTTTTTTCTCATACCTAAAACCTAATTGTTCATATAAACCCCCATTAAAATATCTATTATCTGAAAAGGATATTATCTCATTTGGATTATATGTTTTAATAAAATACTTGAATAGTTTGGAAGCACCTCCAACTATGTTTGTGTTTAATTTATTACAGAAACGTAACATCTCGAACGAACCTTTTTTACTGTGTGACCCTAATGACCGCCTTAACCCACCAAAACTCATTACAGACACTAACACATCACTACAATACAAACCAAGTTTCACACTAGCATTAACATGACCCTGTATATGGTTATTATTACAAAAATTTTTATAATCCTTACCACTAATTTCTTTTATCACGGTTTTTCTAGCGTAAATGGTGTTAGTACTTAAACCTAACCTATTTTGTATTATGGATTTAACTATGTCTTTATTATTAACCCACTCATCTTCAAACACATGAATTAAATCAATACCCAAACTTTCACAATCCATTGTTTTATTTATGTGGTAATCACTTGGAATAAATTTTTCGGAATGCCAAAATAACCCATTAAATTCAATAGCTAAGTTATATTCATGTATTAAAATATCTAACTCTTTTGGTTTTATTGTTTCCCTATCGTTACATTTAATTTCATCAACTAATGTTAATACAAAATCTTGTAACTCTTTTTCTTGTATTGATACCGAATCATCTACTGGGTTACATTTGGTACACGGGTTTACATTAACCCCATTACGATACCTAAATAGTGTCCTATTAATTTCATAAGTGTGTCCAACCACATTACACAATATTGATAATGTGTTACCAGTGTGTGTTATAAAAGTGTGATTTTCATATTTATGAAGAAATTCATCTCGTCTAACCTTAAACGATTTATCCAAAATTAATGGGTCAGATAGGTTATTTAGATAACCACGTAACTTAATATTTGTTTCCCCTCTACGTTCTAAAACACCATCGACTTTTGATACGTGGTTAACCCCATGATTCCGAATAAAACCATCAGCCACCATATCTAAACGTTTCCATGTGTTATCTACACCATACCTTTCTTGATTTGTTTTTTTTATTTTAGATAATATCTCCACTTCGTTTACCCTCCACTTATCCCTAACTTGATTAACGTGGTCCCCGTGTTTGTTTGTACAATTAATTGAACAATATTTACCATACCCTTCTGATATACTTCTTTTAAATTTTAATTCCACATCACATTGTGGACATTTTGGTATGTTGGGTTCATTATGTATGAAATGCCACACTCTAACCTTAAATGGTAGGTACATTAGTTGGTCACCTTTAGTAAACTCTAAAACATCATTATATAATTTTGGTTCTTTTTTTTTTAATCTATCAGCACGTGTTTTCCACCCCGACTTATTGTCAGTAATAAAAAATGTGTGGATATTAATTTTTTTTTCCATTCTTAGATATTTATAATTGTAATGTGGTTAAGACCAGTTACTAATATAATAATAAATATATAAAAAACAATAATTATGTCAGATTTATTAATGCGAATGCCTATTCCTTACGAACCAAAGAAAAAGAATAGATTTATATTCAGATTCCCTTCCCCACTTGGGATTCAGGAATGGTTCGTATCTTCAGGTTCTAGACCATCAATATCTCAGGGTGAAACGGAAATACCGTTCCTAAACACATCAACATGGGTATTGGGAAGATTTACTTGGGACCCGATAGATGTAACTTTTAGAGACCCTATTGGACCTTCAGCAGCACAAGCCTTAATGGAGTGGGTAAGATTACATTCTGAATCTGTAACGGGTAGACAAGGATATGCAGCTGGTTATAAAAAAGACGTTGAGTTAGAACTTTTAGACCCAACAGGTGTTGTAATTGAGAAATGGATTTTACAAAGTACTATGTTAGGTAATGTAGGATTTGGTGACCTTGATTATAGTTCTGAGGATATCGCTGATATCACAGCTTCACTTAGATTTGATAGAGCAATTCACGTATTTTAAAATTACTTCATCAAATATTTACTTTGTCCCCTTTATGTGTGGTTTTATATACAAAGGGGATAAATTATGCAATACAAATGTGAAACATGTGAAAGACCCGAATGGGTTAAGGAACAACTAACCATTTTGTTGTGATACTTATTAATAAAACCAATAGAAAATGGAAGACCCAAATGAGTACGACGACAATTACGATTGGTATCCAGACCAAGGTATTTAAAAATCAAAAAGGGGACCAACTAATGTCCCCTTTTTTTTAATTCCACTGTGAGAAAAAATCATTGTCTTTTTCCTCGTCTTCTAAATCAGACCGGTCTAAAAAGTCGTTATAGAAATCCCACTCACTTTCTGACCACTCCAATAATGGTTTATTTTGTAATATTCCCATCTTAACAACTTCCTCTTCTGTGATTGGTTTATGTTCTTCAACAATTACAACGGGTCCACTAGATTGATGACTATGTATTGGTTCCCATTTTTTCACTTTAGGTCTAACATATTTATTTTCACCCAACACCTCAAATAATTTTAACCCTAGGTCGTAACCATTCTGAACATCGTCAACTATCACATATTCATTATTAGTGTGGTATTTATAATAACCAGCTGCCAAATTAAGACAACAAAAGTCAAATTCTTCCATTAAAGAATAAACATCAGTGAATGGATGTCTTTCCCATTTAGTAATCCCGTGTTCTCTAATTAGACCACCAACTTTATCTGTAAACACACTTGAACCCTCAAATAGATATTCACCCATTAAAGTCGAACTTAATGAGTTACCCTCAGGTGAATCATATTGAATAGCGTAACCAACATTACTAAAAAATTCAGGGTTAGTTTTAACAGCTCCTCTTGAACCAATACAACCAATTTCTTCTGAAATAAATAAAGCCACTTTAACATTTTCAAGTGTGTCTAACATTTCTAACGCTAAATAAATACCACACTTATCATCACCACCACAACCTGATGGTTTATTTGTTTCCATGTCATAACCAGTCAAGGCTAACTTATCTACGTGTATATTATCGTTGTGTACGTATTCTTTAATTCGTAGGTTCTCGTTGACCCTATGTACTGTGTCTGTGTGTGCCACAAAAAGTGGGTAAGCTTCAGAAACACCTTTAGTGATATAAATGTTCTCTTGTTTATCGACAGTGTATTTATAACCCTTAGAATCCAAAACACCTTTTAGATACTTAATCATTCTATCTTCCTCACCTGAGTAAGATGGTACCGATAAAATTTCTGTTAACCTTTCTAATTTATTCTTTTCCATGTTTATAATATTAATGTTTTAACAAATATATGTATAAAATAATGATTGGCAAAGAATAAATCAATATTTATTCTAAATAACCCATTCCCATTTACTATTACCACAATCGTATATTCTGTATATCTTACGTTCTAACATGATTTGGTGTTCCGTTTTATTTTTATCATAACCATCCGAAACCAAAACATCTTTTCTAAATTTATACCTGTGGTGTCTTTTACCATTAATTACGTAGTGGTAGTTTGGGGTAGTGTTTGTTAAGAACATAAAACCCAAATTTTCATATAATCCACCATTAAAGTATCGTCTATCAGCGTATGTTGTTATTTTTTGTGGTTCATATGTTTTAATGAAGTACTTGAATAATTTTGATGCACCACCAATAACCGAGGTATTCAGTTTATTACAAAATCGTAACATTTCCCATTCACCTTCCCTATTTTTAGAACCTAAAGCTACCCTATTACCACCAAAGGTCATAACCGATACCAACTCATTAACATGATACAGACCTAATTTAATTTTAGAATTAACGTTCCCTTGTATGTGGTTATCTATTAGAAATTGTTTTGCCACATTAGGGTTAATTTCTTTAATGACACATTTCCTACCATAAACCCTATCAAGTGTATTACCTAACCTATTGTTAATGATAGATTTAACAATAGGTTCCTTATTAACCCATTCATCCTCGAATACGTGTATTAAATCATACCCCTTTTGTTTAGCTAATTCGGTTTTATTTAGGTGATATTTTTTATCCACATATAGTTCATTGTGCCAATAAACACCATCATACTCTATACCCATTTTTTTGTTAGGTATTAAGATGTCAATCTCTAACCCATCTAATACAGTTCTATCGTTCTGAACATATTCCTCAGTAATAAAATGTGTTAACCCATTTTCTGAATTAAATTTACCTTTAGGGTTACATTCGAGACACATGTTGTTTCCCCTATAACCCCTCATCACCATAAAATGTCTCGGTGTCTCAGTTTCCATACCACACACTTTACAATAAACACAACATGTGTCACTGTCATGTGAAACAATTTCTATATTACCACCAAACCTATATCCACTGACACTGCCCCTCAATTTTGTATCACCGATTCTATTTCGTATGTCAGGGTTTTTTAAGACACTATTAACACCATATTTCTCTAAACACGTTTCTTTATTTTTCTCCGTGTTATTATAGTTTTTATCACCATATAACAATTTCTTAGTGTCCTGTATTTTACCATAAAAAACACCCCAATCATTATTCTTTATTAATGACTCTGTGGTTTTTTTGTGTATATCATCTGATTGTAAACCATGTTCAACACCATGTCTATCAATCATAGTGTTACGACTTTTATCTTGGATGGTTTTTGATTCTAATGGTCGTTTAACACCATATTTAATTAGGTTGGTTGATTCTATTTTAGATTTTATGATTTCAGAACTTAAATGAGATTCATGACCATATCTATCCATGTTAGTTTTCTTTATTTTATCTTTAATGGTATCGTTTTTCATTGGGTGTCCACCATATTTCTCATTAAATGTGTTTATTGTTTTATCTTTTACTGTTTTAGATATGGATTTACATTTAACAGAACAATAACTACGATACCCAGTACTCACTCGTTCAAACTTTGTTTCCCCACCACACACACCACATTCGGGTTTTGTGTCACACCTATTAATGTAGAACCACACTTGTTCATTAAACGGTAAATCATTAAAACCATTACCTACATTATATTCTAATATGTTATTATATAATGTTATGTTCTCCTTTTTTAATGATTTCGGTTTTAATCTAGACCCATTTTTATTCTCTAGGAAGTATTGTAAATTCATAGTTCAGTGTTTTTAGTATATTATTGTCTATAAATATAAAATTGTTTTAATAAAAAATGAACATGTAGTTATTTATAAGTAATACTTTACAAATTATAAGTCACTTTTATACTTGTAGTGTAATAATAATAATAATAATAATTAAAATAGTTTTAAATGTCTACTGAAAACAATCAACAAACAGAATTTGAAGTACCTTTCGATGTAATCGAAATACCTTCTAAAGGATTATTATATCCAGGTAAAAATAACACAGTTAAAGTACAATACTTAACAGCTGCTGATGAAAATATACTAACATCACCTAACTTAATCAAGAATGGGAAAGTTTTAGATGTATTACTTGAACGAAAAATAAAAGATTTACCAATGCCTATCGGTAATTTATTAGTAGGTGATAGAAACGCTATTATGATTTGGTTAAGGGCAACTGGTTATGGTGAAATGTACCCAGTTAAATTAATGGACCCAAATACTGGTGAAGAATTTGAGTATGATGTTGATTTAAATGATTTAAAAACAAAACCATTAGGTGCTGAACCTGATGAAAATGGTCTTTTCGATTTTGAATTACCTAGAAGTAAGAAAAAAATTAAATTTAAATTACTAACCGTTGGTGATGAATCGTCAATTATTAAACAATCTGAAATACGTGACAAAAAATTTAAATCACAGATTTCAAATACGTTAACATATAGATTGGAAGCACAGATTATATCAATAGATGGTAATCAAGATAAAAGTTACATATCACAATATCTACAGTTTATGCCAGCTTTCGATTCATTAAAATTCAGGGAATATTCTGATTCTATTGAACCTGGTATTGACATGGAGGTGGAAGTGGAGGGTCCATCTGGTGAAACGTTTCCCGTTACAGTTCAAATTGGACTCAACTTTTTTTGGCCTAACGCCGGAATATAAGTTAAATCTAACACAAGAAATTTATTATTTGGTTAAACATATGAGATTTTCTTATGAGTCTATTCAAATAATGCCCATATATGAAAGGAGACTTTATCTTGACTATTGGCAAAAAGAATTAGAGGAACGTAAAAAACAAAATGATAAAGCCAATAAAGGTCGTCGTTAAAACAAGTAGTGTAATATTTATTAATAAAGTAAAATATGTCTAAACGAACATTTCTAATTAAAAATATTTTAAATAAACTACTAAGTGAGGACTATGACGCTACTGATATAGCTAATGAAAAAAATGTCACTGACAACGAAACAGCTAATACCAGTGCTAAAGCTGAAATGTTAATTGATAAAATTAAATCAAATTTATCTAACATGGGTGTTAGACCAGCTGAGTTAGATAGTATTTACACACTAGACCAACTAAAAGTCATGGGTTTTGCTATGTCCTTTAAAGTTAGACAACTTGGTAGGGGTGGTTTTGATAACAACCTACCACCATCTGAAAAAGAAATTTTTGATGAGTTTGCTAATTTTAATGGTCGAGCTAAATATAACACATCATTATCCCAAGAACGACAAACAGTTGTTTTAGATTTAGATAATGGTTGGGTGGTTACATTCGATAATGATGATTTAGATATAAATCTCCCGAGTACGGATAAATCGGTACGAGCTTTAACTGATGGTAGAGAATACAAAGTAATCCTAGGTGGGTCATATGACCCCACAGAATCTGGTGATGAGGGTGAAGAAGATGATGGGACTAACGAAAAGGAAGAAGAAGAAGAAGAATTGTCAGTTAACGTTCCATCACCTAAGGATTTTTTAAAAAATAATAGAGATACACAATTAATACACCTATCAAAAACATTTACACCCAATGGACAAGACTTGTGGTCCAAGTTAAATTTAAAAGATGGTACAAATATACCAACAAGGTTTTTTGATGCCGCAATAGGTGGTGGTGATTTTGACCGAGGAAAATATTTAGAAAGACTTTATGAAGAATTTGTTAAAAACGGTAATTTTAAAAGTAAGGTTTCTAAAGAAAATTGGTTAGGTAAAGTTGTTGTTTCTAATGACGTTAAAGCTAAAGTTAAATGGGTTCGAAACACAAGAAAAAATATAGCTGGGTTTTTTAAAGATTTAAATACCACCTTCCCACAATTCAAATTTGGTCGAGAAAATGAGAGTAAAATATCCACCGAATCAATTACCAAAAATGTGGTTAGTCAATTATTATCAGAAGGAAAGTTAGGTGATTTAGCTGATTTAGCAGGATTTCAAGAAAAATTATTCCTTAAGAACCTACCCCAATTTATTGAAATGTTAAGTATGATGTATTCAAAACTTAAGGGTACTCAACTTACCTACGATAAAGATGCTGTTATTAAAGCAAGTAGGGGTGTTAAATCCGAATCTCTAATTAGAGAAGAAGGTGATGAGACAAAAAAACCATATGTTGGGATACTTAAATTAGGGAGTATTAAACTAGGTTTTGGTGAGGGTGGTGTGAAAGATAAAAAACAAAAAACTGAGATTAAAGGTATCGCCACTGGTAGAATAAATGTTGGGACACCACCTAAGGATAGTGAAATGAGTTGGTGGACAAGTAATGTATCAAATAATATTCAAAGTTTACTAACCGTTGGTTTAGATGTTAAAAAGTCCAAACAAAACGATAAATCAGTTATACTTGTATGGCCAAATGGTTTTACCGCTGGTGATACCGAAGCTATGGTTTTAATTGGTGATGACGCTGATTGGATTATAGCTGCTAAAAGTGATAAGGGTTACTCAGGTAAAATAACCATAGGGAAAAAAGTTAGTGGTAATGAATCCATACATAAAGACTTTACAGCTGAACTAAGTAATTTTAAAATAAGATAAACATGTCAGAAAATTTCGGTAGTGATAAAAAATCCGCGTTAGAGTATTTAAAGATACAAAATCAAATAGCTGATGCACAAGAAAGAAATCGTAAAGGATTATCTAGTTATATTGAATCAAAAAAACAACTTTTAGAAAACACTAAATTACTTAAGGCTCTTGAATCCGAAATAGTTGATTTAGAAAAACAAAAATATAAAATAGGGAGTGACGAAGAAAAACAACGTCTAAACAGTATAGCTGATTATAGAAAACAAGCTGAACAATTAAGGGCAATAAATAAAAGTACAACTGGAATATTACAAGGTTTACGAGCTGTTGGTAATGAATTAAAATCAAAATTAATACCAAGTTTTTCAAGTATATACGAAAAGTCTCAAACTGTTGATAAAGCTATCAGAAGTACGTCAGCTTCAATGGGTCTAGGAGCTAATCAGATGGCGGTACTTAGAAGTAACATGTCTGATGCCTCAATGGTGGCAGAGGGACTTAATGTCACAACTGAACAGTTAGTTGAAGCACAAGGTGCCTACGCTAATGAAACGGGTAGGGCATCTTTACTTAGTGGTCAAGCGTTAAGGACAACTGTTGAATTATCTAGAGCCTTAAATATGACAGTTGGTGAGATGTCTACATTAACAGGTGAAATGGAGGCTTTTGGTATGGGAGCTGAAAAGTCATTAGAGGTTGTCAGAGATGTTAGGGATATTGCGGCCGCACAAGGTGTTAACGCTGGTAAGGTTGTAAAGAAATTCCAACAAAATTTAAAGTTATTAAATAAGTTAGAATTTAAGGGTGGTGTGAAAGGTATGGCTAGTATGGCTGCTTATTCAGAAAAATATAAAATTAGTATGGAGTCAGTTGCGTCTGTATCTGAGAAGGTGTTTAGACCCGAAGGTGCTATTGAAGCTGCCGCAAATCTACAAATGTTAGGTGGCTCATTATCACAACTTGGTGACCCGTTTCAATTAATGTATCAAGCTAGGTACGCACCTGAGGAATTAGCTAAATCATTATCTAAAGCGGTGTCTTCTTCAGCTGAATGGAATGCTGAAACACAAAGTTGGGATATGAATGCCCTTGAACTTGATAGGATGAGAGAAGCTGCATCAGCTTTAGGGATGCCTTTTGAAGAGTTGGTTGAGACAGCTAAACAGACAGCTAAAATAGATATGTTTGGTGATATGTTAGGGTCAATGTCACCTAAAGATAAAGAATTACTATCTGGTATGGCTGAATTTAGTGAAAAAGGTGTAGCTCAAATACAGTTTATGGATAAAGACGGTGTAACCCAAACACGAGCTTTACAAGATATGAATAGTAACATGGTTAAAGAAATGCAGGAAGCTAAAGAATCTAACAAGGTTTTAGCTGAACAAAGTCAAACATTTGATGAATCATTTAAAGGGTTACAAAATCAATTAAAAGCTTTAGCTGCCGAATTTTTATTACCATTTCTTAATATCGTTAAACCATTAATTACTAGTATTGTTGATGTGGTATCCAATATGCCAAATTCACTTAAAACTCTTATAGGTGCTTTAGTATTAGGTGGGGCAGCTTTATTCAACGCAGCTAAATGGGTGTATAGTGGTGTTCAGTTAAGAAAGGGTTTTGATTCAGGTTCAGTTAAAGAGGGGTTGGGTAAATTAAACCCATTTAAAAAGAAGGTATCCCCTGAAACGAGTAACCCACTAAGTAATGAAAGTTCAAAAATCCAAACCCCTAATAAACAAACACCAACAACACCAACAACACCAAAAACACCAAAAACACCAACAACACCAAAAACACCAAAAACACCAACAACACCAAAAAAAGGTGGTGACACTGGTAAATCATTAACAAATCTATCTAAAGGGTTAACAGCTATGGGGACAGGAAAAGTACTCTTCGGTGCACTTAACCTAATACCAGCATCTATTGGTTTAATAGCTATGGTACCAGCAATACCAACTATGATGTATTTAAGTTCAGGTAACTCAGTATTTAAAAGTTTAAGTGCTTTAGGTAGGGGTTTAACAGCAATGGGAACACCACTTGTTTCATTTGGAGCACTTAACTTATTATTAGCTTCAGTTGGTTTAATCACCCTGATACCAGCAATACCAACTATGATGTATTTAAGTTCAGGTAACTCAGTATTTAAAAGTTTAAGTGCTTTAGGTAGGGGTTTAACAGCAATGGGAACACCACTTGTTTCATTTGGAGCACTTAACTTATTATTAGCTTCAGTTGCTTTTATTGGGATGACAGCTGGTCTAATTGGGTTAGGTGGTATTGCTTTACTTGGTGGTGCCGCTGGTACTGGTTTAACACTTTTAGGTCAAGGTTTAGTAGCATTTGGGGCTACAGCTGGTACTGTTGGTTGGTTAGGTGTTGCTGTATTAGCTGCATTATCACTTGCCTTTATCGGGTTCGGGTATGGTTTAAAATTAGCTGGTGAAGGTATAGCTTCTATTATTGGTGCATTTACCACTATGTTTTCAGTTGTTGATGGTGATAATTTAATAAAAATAGGTGTTGGGTTTATAGCTATGGGTGTTGGTTTAGGTATATTAACTCTTTCTATGTTGGCTTTATCCGTTTCATCATTAGCTCTATTACCAGCACTTGGTATCCTAACCGTTTTAACTAGTTTACTAAGTGGTACGGCTGTCGTGATGGAAAAAGCCAATTTTAGTTCATCATTAGAAGGTATAAACAATTTAGACAAAGATAAATTATCAATGTTAAAAGAATTGGTTACCGCTAGTTCAACAGGTAAACCAATACGAGTTGAATTTTCAGATATGAATTTAAAAGGTGATATTTCACTTTCTGGTGAAGGTGGTGGTAAGACATCGACAGATTGGTTAAGTGACCCGATATTTATTAGAGAACTTAAAAACCTAATTTCTGAAAAATTAGAAGATGATAGAACCTAAAATTAAAAACACCTTTATTATTTAATTAAAGCTATTACTATCTAAACTAGCTCGCAGCTAAATAGAAATATTAATTAGCTATAAGTAAATTCTAATAAGCAAATATTTATTAATAAAAGTAAGATATGCCTAACGCAATAAATCCAGAAGATTATAATATAGATAAACTTAACACTAAAACATTAGGTCCTATATTAACAACAGATTTTAGAGACCACGTCCTAAATAATAACCTAAGTTACCCAAACCAACAATTGGAATTTTATGGGTATAACATTGGTGGGTTAAATTCATTTGCTGGTGATTTAGGGTTACCATATACAAACATACCTAATTTACCTAATGTAACTACCACAGCCAATATACCATTGAACTCATTAAATAATTTATCACCATACGAAAGTAATCAAGTGATGAATTTATGGTTAGGGTTAAATCCATACACATATAATCTTGGTGGTAACACAATCCAAACATCATCACCACAACCTAAAAAAAGTTATGTAGATACAACTAAAAAATTAGGGGAAGTTGGTAATACTAAATCGTGGAAAAGTGGTAGTGGTGAAATTAAAACATCTAAAAGTGTGGTTGATGGGTTAGTTAATAACAACACATACGGTCCATCAAATTTTATCGATATAACAAACTTAGATGAAATTGGACCTGACACTGGTTTTAATGAGTACAAGACATTTGCTGGTGGTGACTTTCGTTCTTCTATCTTAGGACGACAATTAGGTTTCGGACCAGGTGCTGGTATTGAATATGAATCTAATTTAGCTGACATAGGAAAGGACCAAAGAAAATTTAATGTTAAAGAAAGAATTAAACTAAACTTTGTTGATGAAACAGTTGGTAGAATAAATCTTGACCCATTCGGTCTATTGTCTGGACAGGATTTATTTATGAAAGATTACACAATAACAAGACCACCTGGTTTTGGTGGTAAGGCAGCATCTTTCACCGCAAGTTTAGTGGGGTTTAATTTACCAAGAAGTGTAATACCACAAGACGCTAACATTAGTGTTCCTGGATACTCCGATACATTACTAAAGTACACATCTAATGGAACTAAAAGTTTATTGTATGATGCTATCATATTAAATAAATGGGGGCCAAAATTTGGTAAGGGTGAAACAGCTACAGAACCAAAAACAAAGGTAGGTAAATTTATAAGTAAAGTTAGTAATGTTATCAATGACATTATTGATGGATTTAGTGGGGCTGGTGACCAACCAACAACAATTTCATATACTGACCCAATAATAACAGATATTGAAGAACAAACAGAACGAGAGAAACCCTTAGTTGATAAATTAAATTCGGGTGTTAAAAAATTAATTGATGGGTTAATTAATAAACAAAAAGAACCAACAATACCCACTGAGTCTATAAAACCAAGTATATTAATCGACCCAACAGTTAATGGTAACTTAGGGTATAACATGGGGGATGGTACATATGGTAGTGAATATAAGAATGATGATGAGTTTAATAAACCTGGTATAACACCCCAATATAGTACTAGATTTAAAACAATACAACCAAATAATACTGAACCTGAATTAACATCTGATAAAAATACATTACTTTGGAAACCAAATAATGGTAATAACACAACTAAAAGGGGTTTATTAAAATTTACACAAAATTTAATTAATGATGGTGGTGAGGATAATTCAGCTGGTAGGTATATTGGTAAGGCAAATAGTGACAACAATATAGACACAAATAAAAATAATAGACACAAAGAATGGTCACAAGGTAATAGAGTTAAGTCGATTGATAATAGTGTTTATTGTCGTTCATGGTCTGTTAGGAACCCGTATAGTAAACTAGAAGACACAATCAGACATGAAAGTTTAAGAAGAGCTGATGTATTTAAAACTCTATCGATTTTAGAGGATAATGGAATGCCAAAAATCGTCCCATATAAGGAAGACTATGTGAGTGTTGATAACCCAGCCAAATATATGTTATCCATTGAAAACTTAGCTTGGCAAGGAACTAATGAACTTTACGCTTTACATAAAATAGAGAGAGGTCCAAATGGTGGTAGACTTATGTGGTTCCCACCTTATGATATAAATTTTACGGATAATACAAGTGTTAATTGGGAAACAACACAATTCATCGGAAGAGCCGAACCAATATATACTTATAATAATACGGAAAGAACTGGGACACTTTCATTTATAGTATTAACAGATAGTCCATCAGCTTTAGAAGTAATTAAAGAAGAAACACAAGTTAGTTTAGAAAGGTATTTTGCTGGTTGTGAATTAACTAATACAGCGTTTGGTGATATATCAAGTAAAATTGTAAGTAGAAGTTCAGTAGAAAAAGATAGTAATACCGATACATCTAACAAACCAACACCATTTAGTCCACCACCAACTATAACACCACAATTAACCTTTTATTTTGAAAACGCTGACACAACAGCTAAACCAGGTAGAGATATTCAGACGGATATAGATTCAGGTTATGGGTATGGTAATGGTAGTAACACAAAGAACACGTTATTTTTAAGTGATTTAGATACCATTGCTAAGTTCCTAATAGGGGAAGAGGGTAAAAGATATCAGATTATAACACATGGATATAGAAGTGCCTTAAATGTGAATAGTTATAACAAAGTGTTAGGTCTTGATAGAGCAACCTCGATAAAAAATTATTTACAAAATAAACTCATTGAACTAGACACTTCGGTTAGGTATGGTGATGGTGAAAAAACATACCCAACAGAAGCTGAATGGATTAATAACCAATTAAGATGGGCACCACCAAGTGGTAAAGGTGAAGTTGGGGGTAGTGGACAAAACACACCATTAAATGGTACTGAAACACCTGAAGAAATTGAGGTGATAATTAATGACCCTAAAGCTATTAACGCTAGGAAAGCTTCCGTTACCTTAATATATAATCCCAACATTGATGCATTTATGAGAGAAATGTCTGTAAATGAAAATGAAGAAATTCATAAAAAAAAAATATCAGAAAAGAAAAGAAGAGAAGAAACAATTAAAATAAAATCAGCTGAATTAACTAAAGAAATGGTTAATGAAGCGACATACTTTAATAAACTTAAAGTTGAGGATAGTTTTGTTTATGATTCACTAAAAGATAAAGTTAAATTTTTCCACCCAGCGTTTCATTCAATGACACCTGAGGGGATGAATTCCAGGTTAACATTCCTACAACAATGTACAAGACAAGGACCTAGTATAAACATAAAAAATGGGCCAAATAACATGGCATTCGGTAAACCACCGATATGTGTACTTAGGATTGGTGATTTTTATCACACTAAAATAGTTATCGATTCCGTGAATTTTTCATACGAACCATTACAATGGGATTTAAACCCTGAAGGTATTGGTGTACAACCAATGTTAACTAAGGTGGATTTAAACTTTAAATTTATTGGGGGTTCTTCATTAGGTGGACCAATCTCACAATTACAAAACGCTGTATCATTTAATTTCTTCGCTAACACGAGTGTCTATAACGAACGAAGACCTATTGACGTACCCAAAGGTACCAAACTTAATGGTGATGATATTGAAAGTTTTAATTACGGTTCATACATAAGAGCCCCAGTAGAAGAAAAAGTGAAAGAAAAAATTAAAGAAGCTAAACCATCGGAAGACGAAAAAACAAAGAGTGATGATGTAACTAACGGTCAGTTAACATTCACACAAAATTATGAATTAATAAGGACTGATTATAAGTCAGCTTTAAAGGCAACAGTTGAGGTTGGGGCTTTTGCTTATCCAAAAGATAATCTTGTTAGGATATCAAAATATAAGGTATGGAATAACTCAACAATACCAACAAAACAAATAGATAATTTTAACAACTTAATTTATGATTGTAGTAAACCTTTAGTTGTGACCTTGAATGATGGAACTAATATCGTAGAACAAAAAAACCCAGACTTAACCACTTTATTAAATAAAGTATTCTGTAAAGGTACAACCTTAAATAGTTTCGATGATATTAATAAAAATATAAATGAATTAGGTTAAGTCTTTAATAAAACCAATAATAAATTATAATAATAAGATGGCAGAAGAATATTTTGATAGATATGGTATGTTTAAAGTTGATGGTCAGGTTAAACCAGTACCATTTATTAAGTTAGATGAAAAACCAACAGATATACTCGTAACACTAAAAGAGAATACTAGATTTGATGTATTAAGTCAACAGTATTATGGGAATGGAAAACATGGTTATTTAATACTACAAGCTAACCCATCGAATGGTGGTTTAGAGTTTGATATACCCATAAACACAACAATTAGAATACCATTCCCATTTAGAGCCACTTTAGGGGAATACCAAGAAAAAATTAAAACACACATTAAATTATACGGAATATAATGGCTAAAGTAACAATAACGGGTTCGGGTAATGGTACGGTACGAATAGTCGACCCAAACCCAGAGGGAACTAACATAAAATATGAAGACTTAATGGTCTATGTTAAACTAAAAGCAAGAACTAGTAGTCGGTCAATAATAACAAAAAACGAGGGTGAAGAGGTTATTATAGAAGGTAAATTATATAATAATGAAACTAATTTCACCCACCCAACTGGTGCCAAAACACTAACAACAAATTGGACTAAAGTTGGTGGTGGTCCGATTGGTGAAGGTAATGATAACGAAACATTCGGGATAACAAGTGTGGATATAGAAGTTAAGAGTTCTTTTACCCCACAGGTTGTGATTAACTTCATTGACATTAGAGGTGCAACATTATTTGAACAAGGTGCGTGTTCACCTTACGCATCATTTTTTAAAATGCCATACCCAGTTTTTGAATTAACAATGAAGGGTTTTTATGGTAAGGCTGTAACATATACACTAGCCTTAAGAAAGTTTAACGCTAAATTTAATCCGAGTACTGGAAATTTTGAAGTTAAGTGTGAGTTTATTGGGTATACATATGCTTTCTTATCTGATATAGTTATGGGGTATGCTTTAGCTGCACCAAACATGATAGGTGGTAGAGAAAAATTAGAATCAATATGGAGAGATATCGCTGTTAACAATTCAACACTACCATCAGAACCAAAAACACTAAGAGAATTAATCAAAGATATTAATGAAATTGAAAATGTTCTATCTGAATTGGTAAATACGAATGAGTTTAGGGAAGTTGATAATTTAAAAAAAGCTAAAGAATATCTCAGTGATTTAGAACCCACTGTAACAAAATTTATTAAAGAAGTAACCGACCTTAATGTTGGAGCTATATTTGAAACTAGTTCCTACCAAGGGGTTGGAAAAACCAAAATGTTGATACCAAAAGATAATTTTAATGAGGGACTTGAGGCATTAATTGAAAATTATTTTGGTAGTTCCAATAACAATGGGTATAAGGGTTCATTGTATGGGGTGAAAGTTATATTAATTAATGATATTGAGACCAGTTTAAGTGATTTAAAATGGTTTTACACCCTTTCACTAAGTGGATTATATGATACTAGTAAAATAGAAACTAAAGATAATAATGTTTACCGAGTAGTTGATTTTGGTGAAATTTTACTTAAGGGTGCACAAACACATCTTAAATCACTTACTGACATAATTACTGAAAAAGATAAAACATTAAAAGGGTTTGTTAATGATTCTGTTGAATCAACATTAGGATTTAACCCAACAGTTAAAAATGTTATGTTAATATTAACAGCTAATGTTGAATTATTTTTAGAACTATTGGTTGATGCGTCAGTTAGGGCTGAAAATAATCATAAAGGCGTCCCAAAACCACAAAAAATATTGGGTGATGGTTCTTCTGATGTAATATATCCATGGCCTGAATACTATGAAGATAATAGTACCCAAAAAGGTGAGGGTGACGTATTAACATACCCTGGCGATAACTCAAGTTATGTAGGTTGGGAAGAAGTTATGTTTGTTGAGGATTACATTAAGGCTTATTTAGAATTAAAAGTGGAATTAGATATAGATAACGGTGAAACATCAGATATTGAGGGGTATTCTGATTATATCCCAATGAATACCTTAGAATCACCATTATTTGAACAACTAACACCAAATAGTTATTATAATGAAACAGATATCAATAACATAATTAGTATAATTGGACAAAGGTCATTTATGGTTGGTGACCATACCTTTATGAATAGTTTAACAGCTTGGAGAGCTCGTCTTAATATTGAAGACTTTAGTAACACAACTCTTTACGACGCTACATCAACAGCTCGAAATAATACAATTGGTGACTACGTAGCTAGACCTTTAAGTGATATTATGAATAACACAGATACTACTTTTAGTACACGTTGGAAACGTGACCTTGGTTTCGGTGGTCTAACAACCACCAATATAATGGATGGTTATGGTTTTTTAGATGGGATGAATTGTGCAAACACATTACTTGATGAAACTAATTTAAGTGCTATTAGTGAACGAATAAAGGATGAATCAGCATTTAAGGCTGAAATAATAAAACAATTAGTAATTAAAGAAGATAAATTTTCTGTTTGGGCTAAATCAGAAATCAACAATGTTACTGCCGCAAAAATACTTCCAGCCTTAAAACAATTAGGTGACACTAAAATTACTAATGATACTAAAATTCTTAGTTACGATGGTCCAATTGAATTAAAGAATGGTATAAATATATCACCAAACCCATATAAAAATGATGGTGATTTTTTTATAGTAGATGGTATAGAAACAACACCGAGTATTACCTTAAAAGAGGAAACGAAAGGAAAAGTAGAAACCACCGACCTAGCTAAACAAACAAAAGACTTGGGTACATACAACGACTTAACAATATTTGAAAAACAACATTTTTATTTAGAATTGACAGAGTGGGATAAATCTATATTTAGTTTTACTAAAAACGAATCAAGAGTACCGACTGTGTCGGAAGACTTTAAGGATAAATTTATGTTTTTTTATGATTGGAAAAAGGAAAATACAAATTTAGATATTGGTGGTGTGAGTGTTAATTCAGGTGCTAAGGATGGAGAGAGAGCTGGTATTATATTTCCAGAACCATTTACACTTAAAGATAGTTCAATACAAAACGCCTTATTTCAAACCCCACTATGGTCAGACAATCTACCAAAAGATATAAATTCTAGATATGTTGATGGTAGTGGTATGGGAATTAAAAGGAAAAATAATGGACAAGAACTAAAAGGAAAACAACAAAATAAAGGCACATCCAACCAAGCTTTAGCTTATTTAGCTTTAATAACATTAGGTGATTGGAATAGTAATGGCAATGGTTTTGCTGGATGGTATGACGATTACACCACAAACCAAACAACTATTACCCCGTTTTTTAAGTTTACAGCCTCAGAAGTTAAAATGCCTAAGGCTATGGTTTTAATTACTGGAGCTGTTTTATGGAGAATGAGTGAATCTGGGTACCTAGAAAATACATCATCAACATCAAATAACATAGACCCAGTAAAATGGGTTAGTGGGTATTTAAAAGACTATAAAAAATTCGAACCATACCATTGGCCAGCTATAACTAATGGTCGTACCCGAAAATCAAAAAAGACTTTTGATGATAAAAAATTAATGAGTCAGTTTACTTTTATGAAAACAGGTGATAGTGATAACTATGTTGACATCAGACAAGAAATGAAAGGTTTAGTGATGATGCCTTCTCATGTTCAAAAAGAATTCATTGATAAGTTTAAAAACTGGGTGACATCAAACTGGTCGACTAAAGGTGGATACTTAGAATCCTTCGACCCAATACATTTTGGTACTACTAATTCTATAACAGGATATTATGGACCTAGTGATGAAACTTACGAACAACTATCCCCACTAACGGGTAAAGCGTCTAGTAAACTTAAAAATGAAGGGTTGGAAAAAATGTATAATGAATTGTATACAGAATTCTATAAGATTGGGTTTAGTACACCTAAAAGTTTTTACGGTGTATATAAAGATAATTTTAGTAAAACATTTAATTTAAAGGAGGAGGAATTTAACAAATTTATTGACTCATGGATTCTTGGTTTTCAAAAAACAGTAAAAACTAGGTTAACAGACATAAGAACAAATCCTTCAACAACGTCAAGTAAACGAATTATTGAAGATTCCGATATAAAACTAAATTTATATAGGTCATTTAAATCTATATATGATAAATGGTTAACACGTTCAGATGGTTCATTAAAGTTATTTTACAATA